AAATTAAACCTCGAAAGTTTAAAATTGATGCAAGAATTAGGAATTGATATTAACAACAAATTAAATGAGGTTTTAAATGGAAGCGGAAATTAAAAAAATAGATTTGATGTTAAAGTCAGATTTACCAATAAAAATGCGTCAAGATTTGGAGCGCAAAAAGTCAATATTGTTGAATAATAAAATAGTAGAAAAATGATTGATTTTAAAAAACTTAAAGACAACAAACATATTTTAATAGCTGAAAAAAAAGCTACTTTAAAATATGCTGATGCGGTTGTTTTAGAAGCCACCACACAACAAATTGATGTTGTTAACAAAGAAACTGGAGAAGCAAAAGCAGATCCAACAAAGTTAAAATTAAAAGTTGTTATTAATACAACAAATATTTTAGATAGTCATAACGATGTTCATATAAAAGGTTTGTGGAAAAAAACCATAAAAGAAAACAAAAACCTTTTCTTATTGCAAGAACATCAAATGAAGTTTGATAAAATTATTTCTGATAAAATCACAGCCTATACCGAGCCTTATGATTATAACGGCAAAGAACTTGAAGCATTGATTTTTGAAACTGAAATAACAAAAGAACGAAACCCTTTTATGTTTGAACAATATCAAAAGGGGTTTGTAAAAAATCATTCAGTTGGCATGAGATATGTAAAACTTGAAATGGCTATAAATAGCAATGAAAATTACTATGCAGAAGAAAAAGCAGTATGGGATAAATATATTGACCAAATAGCGAATAAAGAAAAAGCAGAAGAACAAGGCTATTTCTTTGCAGTTACAGAAGCAAAAGCAATAGAGGGGTCGGCGGTTGTTGTTGGTTCAAACCAAGTAACACCAACTTTATTAGTAGAAGAAAAAAACGAAGCCGTTAATGATGACACTTCAAATAAAATAGAGCCAGCGGAAGCTACTCAAAAAGCAAAACGAGTATTAATTTTTTAATTTAACAACAAAATGAACAAAAATTTTTTAAAGTTCGTTACATCAAAAGGCTATACAGAAGCCTCGTTTAACGAATTAGAAGCTGAAAAGCAAGTAGAAATCCAAAGGGATTATTTAGGCACGATTGAAGAGGCTCAAAAATCATTTATTACAAATGAAGCCTTAGAAGCGAAACTTAAAGGAATGGCAACCGATGACCAAGTTAAGGCATTGGGAGATTTGATTAATGAAATCAAAGACAGCATGGAAAACAAAGGCGGTACAGAAGTTAAACTATCTGAGGAGCTAAAATCAAACAAAGAGGTGATTGCTAAAATTGCCAAAGGTGAGAAAAAAGAAATCGTTTTAAAAGCAAACGTAACAAGAGCCTCGATAACAAATAACACCGCTTCGGTACGTTTAAACACTATCGGACAACTTGGCGTAAAAGCTCGTGCTTTGTATGACTTTTTTACTAAATTCCCTGTTGGTGATGGTAACCACAATGGCACTATTTCATATGTTGACTGGGATGAAAGCACAACCGTTAGAGCCGCTTCGGTAAAAGCTGAGGGCGTAGCGTTTGACGAAAGTACAGCGACATTTAGAGAATACACTACTAAACTTGTAAAAATTGGTGATACTTTGCCAGTTACTGAGGAATTTTTAGAAGATGAAGTTTTAGCGGCTTCGGAACTTGAAAACTTTTTGAATGTAAATGTTAACGCAGTAATCGATACTAAAATTGCAGTAGGTGCAGGTAATGGTAACGGTGCAGACGTTGAAGGACTTTACACAGCTTCACCAGCTTATACACCAGTTGCAAGTGGTATTGTTGACGCAAACATAAAAGACTTGGTTAGAAAAATGAGAACTGCAATTGTTAAAACAAGAGGTTCAAAATATCAGCCAAACTTTGTTGCGGCTAATTCAGATGTTATCGACCGATACATCTTGAAAAAAGACCAAAACAACAATTATATGTTTGACATGGACAGCGGCACAATTGCAGGTTTGACTATTGTTGAGGACAACAATTTAGCTGACAACACGTTGGTGGTAGGTGACAGCCGTTTCGGTAGAATTTACGAAAAACCAGGCGTTGTAATTTCGGAAGGTTTAGTAAATGCACAATTTACAAGTGATTTAAAAACTCTTAAAGCGAGAGTTAGAATACTTTTCTTAATTAGAAATGTAGACAAAACAGGCTTCTTGAAATGTACAAATATCAATACAGCGTTGGCAACTTTAGCGACTTAATGTGATGGAAATTGTATTCATAAAAGAATTTAGTAATAAGAAAATTGGAGACAAAATGAAAGTAAGCAAAAGTTTATTTTCAATATTTGTAAACGATTTACAGGTTGCTGAATTATTTGTAGAAAAACCTAAATCAAAAAAATAAACAATGTATTTAATCAATAAAACATATTTCAGAAATAAATTAGAAATCATAGGTTTGTACGATGACAATAATAAGTCAGAGGACAAGTTGAATGATTACATTTCTATATATGTCATTGATTTTTTACAGAATTTATTAGGTTTGGCGGACTTTACGCAATTAAACTCAAACATTTCAAATGGGGTATTATCAGTTAATGCCCCTAAGAAATGGTTGGATTTTGTTAATGGCAAAACTTATACAAAGGATGGCAAAACGTATCGATGGGAGGGGCTTTTATATTTACGTGGAAGCGTAAAAATGTCAATCTTAACGAATATTGTTTATTGTAAGTTGATAGCTGATTTGTTTAGTAACAACGGCAAAGCAACCATTACAACAAAGAATAGTATTCAGTCAGTGCCGAGCCAAAACCTTGTTGAAGCCTACAACGAAATAGTAAAACAACTTCATGACGAAAGATTTTTCAAACAGGTTTATTTAATTAACGATGTGCCATTTATTGATTATTACGGAAGCGAAAAAACTGACTATGTAACATTAAGCGAATACTTAAAAGACCATAGCGATGTTTACGAAAACGTTAACTTTGATAATGAGTATAAGGAATACAAAAACTCTTTTGATATATGATAATTTCGAGTTTACTTAAAGAGATATTACAACCCATGACGATAACGTATGCGGGTTACAACTCTTATAAAGAACTGAAAGCCAGCGAAACGAAAAGCGTTCGATTTGGTTACGGTGATAAGCACGAACTTGAAAGGTTTATAGCAAAAAACAGAAATACGCAAAATCAATTTCCATTGATTTGGTATAATATGGGCGATTACGAAAGAGATGACAACGATTTAAACAAGTTTGATTTAAATTGCAATTTAATATTAATGACTTCAACAAGTGTTGATTTGTACAACGAAGAGCGAAATTTATACAATTACTCAACCGTTTTAAACAAGTTAGCCGTTGATGTTTTAAGCAAGTTGCAATTGGCAAAAAATGTAGATTACGTAGGTAAAAGCCGAGAAAATACGTTTCCAAATTATGGAATAAATGACCAAAGCGAAACGCCACTTGTTTACGTTGACGCCTTAAGTTTGGAGTTTCAGTTAATTATAAAAACCAAGTGCAATGGATAAAAAGGCAAAAAAAACAGCACAACAGCCAAACGTGATATTTGTAAGAAATTACTTTGACACAAAGGCGGGTGCAAAAATGTATTTAAAAACAATCCCAAAACAATTACAAGATTATGTTACATTTATTAACAAATAAGGGAGCTTGCTCTCAGGCGAACATTATATCAACAGGCGGTAATTACTGCGAGTTGGATATAAAAGAAATTAAGGCGGTATGGTTTGCGCCTTATGGGTATAAGTTCCCAAGTGGAATGCAAAGCGCAAGCGAATTACTATTAGCAAGCGTTCAGGCTGAAATAGTGGCTTTAAATTTAGTGCCTCAAAATGGCGTTAAAGGTGTAGCCTACACAACGGAAGCAAATAGAACTAAAACCTATTCAGGCGGTGAAAAAGCCTTAATCGGTAAAAACCCACTTCAAATAGATTTAACTTTTGAGGGCGGTACACAAAATTATCAGGCAATGCTAAGTTTAGAAAAAAGAACTAAACATTCTGTTTTTTTAGTTGATGAGAAAGGCACTTTATGGGCTTCAAAATCAAAAGCTGATTTGGTAGGCGGTTTAAATGCTCCATTTTTTCATGTAGAAGCCTATAAAGGTTTATCAGGAACTGAGGGCGGTGACTTTATGGTTCAATTTCAATTAGACAGAGAGCAGTTTGATACTGAGTTGGTAGCAATACAAATTGGTCAAATGAATTTCAGTCCATTAAACCAAGTTAACTCATTAGCTGAGGTTGTACCTGTGCCAACAAGTGCTTCAATTAATAGTGATGCTTTCTTTACTTTTAACGTAAAACAATTATCTGACCAAGCATTAGTTTCAGGCTTAGGCTTAGGGGCTATGAGTGTAGATGTAAACGGTTCAAACGTGCCAGGAACATTTACAGCTTCGGGCAGTCTTTACACATTTACAAGAACAGCGGGAACTTTTGCAACTGCTGATGTAGTTAAGACAATTGTAAACCCACAATTTATAAGCGAAAATGGCTATAAAGGGTCTAGCGAGTTTGTAGCGTTGGTGTAACCAATTAGAATTAAATTAAACTTAAACCCTCTCACTAATTGAGGGGGTTTTTTATTAAAATGACAATAGACAAGTATTTAGAGCGTTTAAAATCTGTAATTGATAATTTGCCAACACAATTAGAAAATGTGGTAAAGTCAAATGCTGAACAAATAGCAGATTTGAATAGAGAACAACAATTGTATTTTAAAGGCGAAGATGCAAACGGTAAAAAACTACTACCTTATACAAATTTTACCAAACAAAAAAAAAGGTTAAAAAGACAACCATTTGACCGAACGACGTTAAATGATACGGGGGATTTTTTTAATGCTTTTGAAGTTGATTATCAAAAAGCAAGTTATTTAGTTAGAATTTATTCAACAGATGACAAAACGCCAAAATTAATGGCAAAATACGGAAAAGACATTTTTGGCTTACAACCAATAAATCATAAATATTTAGATGAGCAAATAATCAAAAAACACATAGACAAATGGATCTTATCAAAACTATAAAAAGTAAAATATTTGGTACACATATAAAGCCGTATTTGAGCGCAAGGCAAATGCCTTTATACAACTATGAGCAATATTTAGAAACCAACGACAATAAATGGTTTTCAAATTTTTATGAGGTTAAATATCCGTTTAATGAGCCGTTAGACATTGACAAAGCTATTGAAAATGTTTATGGAGAAATATTATCAATTACTAAAGATTATCAAGTCATTAAAAGGTTTGAGAATATCCACAAACTTTATAAATTAGAAGCCAAATACAACGACTGCATGAGGTTAATTATAGCAATTGAAACCATGCCAGCGGGTATGCCTACACTTGACGAATTAGTTAATCAATTACGCAAATGGCATTATAAATTAGACATCAACACCGAGTTGTTTAAGCAATTGACAACTATAAAAGATAGTTTGGCAAATATCTTAAATGATATTCAAAGCATAAAAAAAGAGTTGGAAAAGGAAAATAAAAATGAGAAATCAGATATTGAAAAGGACAAAGTTATAATTGAATTAGGCTTAGGAATGGGATATGCGATTAATAGCAAAGAAATGAGCGTTTATAAGTATTTCACATTACGCCAACAATTGATTAAAAAGAATACAGAATTAGAAAAGCAAACTAAAAAATAAATAATATCATGGCAGAAATTAAATCTATTTACGCACCTCAAGTTGAAGCCGACTTAAAAAAGGTTTATACGGAACTTGAAAAACACCATAAACTAATCATTGAAATGTCAAAGACTTCAGTTGATTTTTACGGTGGTCGACAAGCGGGCAATCCTACCGAGTTAAAAAATGCCATAAAAGCGTATGAGGAACTTGCACAAAAGCAAAAGGAACTTGAAGCGCAGTTAAAAAAATTAACGGAGGCGAAAAAAAATAATACAAAAGCAGTTGACGAAAATACAAAGGTAATAGAGCGAGAGGCAAAAGCGTATGAGCGTGAAAAGGCTAAATTAGAGTCAAGTGCGAATGTTTACACAAAAATCCAAGCAAAGTTAAATTTATTAAATAAAGAGTATTCAGACCTCGCAGCTAAAAAAGCAATTGGCGTTAAAATTTCAGACGATGAAGCAAAACGTATGGACTTTTTAAGCCAAAAAATAACAAAATACGACCAAGTTTTAAAAAGTGTTGATGCCACAATGGGGAAATATCAACGCAATGTAGGAAACTATGCAAGTGCTATGGGTAGTGGCTTCAATCCTCTATCTAACTCTATACAACAATTAACAAGAGAAATGCCAGCGTTTACTTATTCTGTACAAACTGGTTTTATGGCTTTATCAAACAATATACCTATATTCTTTGATGCAATGGGTCAAGTTATACGCCAAAACAAGGAACTACAAGCGCAAGGACAGCCAACAAAAAGCGTATTATCACAATTAGCTGGTGCGTTTTTCGGTTGGGGAACTGCTTTAAGTGTTGGTATAACTTTATTAACGGTTTACGGAAAAGAAATAGGCGAGTTTTTATTTAAAACTGAAAGCAAAAAAAAAGCAATAGAAGCCGAAAAAAAGGCACTTGAAGAAAAAAATGAAGTAGAAAAAAAGGTAAGAGACCAACAAATTAACTATGCTAACGATGAGTTGACAAGAGCAAATCTATTATTGTCAACTGCAAGAAATTTAAAATTATCAAATGAAGAAAGGATAAAGGCAGTTGACGAACTACAAAAAAGGTATCCTGATTATTTGGGCAATTTGTCAAAAGAAGAAATATTAGCTGGAAATACTGCAATAGCAGAAGCTAAATTGACTGATGCATTAATGAAAAGAGCAATCTTTTTAGGTTTGCAAGACAAAATAAAAGAGACCACTAAAAAACTTGTAGAATCGGAATTAGACTACAATAAAGCACAAAATAAAAATATTGATATAAATAACCTATATTCTGAAAGCGAAGATAAAAAGGCAAAGATAAAAGGCAAAGTAAGAATGTTAAGTGAAGATGAAATTCAGACATTGAAATTTTTGCAAAAAGAAGAAAAAGATTATCAAAGTAGATTAAAGAAAACTGGTTCTGAAATGCTAACAAATGAGGCAGTTAGAAGGCAGAAAAAAATATCTGTATTAGAAGAATTACAAGGTCTATTTAAATTATTACACGTTTATGAGCCTTATAATCAAGTTGTAAAGGACAACACCAAAGCCACAAAAGACAACGCTAAAGCAAAAGAAAAACAGCGTGAAATGGTTGTTGGTTCGGTTGAATGGTTGGAAGCTGAAATATCTAAATTAAAAGAATTACAAAGACAGCAATCAACAACAACAGATGAGTTTGATAAGTTTAATGCTGAAATCAATACGCTTGTTGGAACTTTAGACCTTTTAATAAATAAACAAAAAGAGGTAAAAAAACAAAGTGAAGAGGGTTTATTGTCCGAAGAGGATTTAGCTAAATTGTCCGAACAAATGGAAGCCGAAGCGGACTATTTCTTAGATATGGCTAAAGAAAAATTAGACAATGCTAAACAAATTTATGAAAGTTTTGGAACTGATTTTATAAGAAACGCTGGACTAACTGAAACTTTTAAAATATTAGAAGAGGGCTTAAGCAAATATGGAGACAATTGGGAGGCAAAGGCAATAGTTATAATGGAAGCCACCCAAGAAATGTTTAACTTTATAGCTAATTTAAGCCAAGCTCATTTTGCACAAGAGTATAGCGATTTGGAACGCCAAAAAGAAATATCTATACAATTTGCTGGAGATAGCACCGAAGCGAGGGAAGAAATTGAGCAGGAATATG